GTTATGATGCAATCCAGCATCTACGAAAGGATTACCAACATGTCACGCAGTAATATAGAAACGGCTTTGGCCATAGCAGATTATGAGTCTGCTTTTGGTTCTTTGCCCTACTTCATTGAAGATAACAAAGGAGAGCGTCAGTCAATCAGTCCAGAAGCGGCACTGATATTGATACTTGAACATAACTGGACTGAAGTGTTATTTGACACTGATATGCCTCCATTTGTGATTGTGAGTGCACCATGATCTTCCTTTACATCCTAGCCATTCCGGTGGCCTACATCATCATCACCCTAACCGTAAGCGCAATTGCCATGCGAGGCAATCCTTACCGCACTTTTTGATCGGAGCGAAATAATGTCTAAACGATTTGCAGTGTATTATCGGTTTCAGAACCATGGGAATATGATGATGGAACCGATAACGGCGGATTCGCCTGAAGAGGCGGAAGCCAAATTCAAAGCTATGTATGACGTTTATGAATACGTTCAGTATTGGGTTTGCACAGAACACCTGAAAGGGATAATTAAGTAAGCCCAGCGGAAAGCGGATCGAGTCAATAAACACTCGGTCCGTTTCGCGATGGACTTAGCCATCAAAACCAACCACGGAGCGAAATATGCCAAAAACAATTCACATCAGCGATACACAAGCTGCAATGGAAAAGGCTGTTGATGATTTGATCAACAAATTCATTCTCGAATATCCCGAAAGCGATGTAGGGTTGTCGGATCGCGACATACTCCTTGCCTTCATAAATTCGGCGGCGATGAGTCTTTCCGAAGGCTAAACAAAACGGGAGGTAGGGAAACTTGCCTCCCTTCCCATGGAGCGAAAGGAATACCAATGCCTAGAGTTATCACGATTTACGAAGTCCTAAAAGGCGGATTTGCGATCACCGATCAGGAAGATGTCTTTAGCAGGGAAATCCTACTACACGCTTGTGACAGCATTGAGCGTGCCGGGGAGTTTCTTTCGGGTATGAGCGGCTATGTGATCCAACGGCCTAACGCAACAGTGGCGGCCATGAATCTTATTGCGTGTTTCAGCCCTGAAGATACTCCAGTCAGGAAAATAAACATGGTTAAGGCTGTGCGTAATGCTTCAGGCGCGGGCTTGAAAGAATCCAAAGAGGCCGTTGACCACGCAATAACCATTTTTAACTCAGCAAAGACATAATCATGACCCCAACCTGGACCCTAATCCTAATCCTCCTCCAGCCAAACGGTGAGCTTGTCCGCGAAACGCAAGCCAAAGACCTCACTGGTTGGGAGTGTATCCAAATGGCAGAAGTACACGCCGGAAAAATCTACGCAAACTTTGTATGTGAAATGGAGCCGAAATGACCCAACAGGAAATCCACAAACTAGCCAAACACGCAAAATTCCAACTCGAGTTTTTCCTCCTCATGCAAATGACAGGCCGGGATGAGGAAGCTGGCGTCGCCCTGCAAAAAGTAACAGATGCACACGAAAAACTGGTGGAGGTAACTAAGTGACCCAGCTATCGCGCTCAGTCGCCGCCGAACTTTACTCCCGATACAAAAGAACTTGGAGCGAGCCGTGGCCGGAAGATCGAGCCTTCCTCGCAATCCTTTGGTTCGAGGCAAAGTCTCATCTTGGAGTTTCCCCGCAAACCAAAAAACACGGCCCAGCGATAAAAGCTCTCACCCTAACCCTAATGAAGGAGAACACAGAATGATTGAGTTAGAAACCTTTCGTGTGCATGAGGGGTGGGCCTGCCGCCCATCCGGCAACCTCGGGACATGCGGCTTTCACCCCTTCCCCTGGACCGTCGCCTTTGCCAAAACCGAGCTTGGTGCGCGTCGCCTATTCCTCGACCGACACAAAAACCGGATCGCGGAGGCGCAGGACAGACAGACCCCTGAGCGGAATATCGAAGACGGAGCCAACCAACCAACCCCTGAGCGGAATATCGGATGATCCAGAGCCTCAACCGAACCTACTGGCAAATTCGTCTTCGCGCGGCCCGTGAGCGGTTCGCAGTGGCAAAAACCCAAATCGAGGCCAGGGCCTGTCAACGCGATATCCGCCTTGCCGAGCAAGAACTGAAAGGAAACTGAGATGCAAGTAGCCGTAATATTAGCCGACAACGAAATTGACCTCATCTGCGATTGGGACAGCCACGCAGCTGATCACATCGCGGACCTCCGCAACAGTGGCCACGTAGTTAAGCGCCGACTGTTCCCGTCGTGGCCCGCCGCAGAGGCCTTCGAGGATCATTTCAACGGAAACACAGGCGGCGGCCTTTGGATTGAAGAAACCTCAGCGGATGATCCAGAAGACGTGGTGAGTAATATTAAACGCTTCGGGACACTTGGCGACTGACCGAAACCGTTTGACAAACCAAACGCGCCATGATATAACCATAAGAGAAACTGAAAGGAATACCAAAATGAAACTTTCCGAACTCCTCGCAACCACGCCCGAGAATCTAGCTTTCGAGCAAGAAACGCAGTTACGTAAATATGTGGCTGACCACCTTGACAGTATATCACGCCGTATTCGTAATGGAGGCTACCAAGGCGTTTATGATGAACTCGGCGATAGTCCTGCAGGGGACGGCCACGGATCAGATAATCAATACATACCTTTTCATTTGTTTGACGCCCACGCTGACATAGGTCAGGTGTTGTCAAAATTGATACAATTGAAAAAACTTCAAGGAGACTCAAAATGACCCCTGTAACCTCATCAAACATTCGCGCAGTCGGCTGGAAACCTGAGTGGGGCCTCCGCGTCTATTTCAAAAGCGGCGCGAGCTACATCTACCCAGACGCGCCGATTGAGATTTACCACGCACTGCTTGCCGCAGATAAAACCGGCTTGTCAGTCGGCAAAGCTTTCCACATCCTCGTAAAACAACATCCAGACCAGTACCCCGCGACTAAAGTCATCAAGGAGGAGGAAGAAAAATAATGGCACACTTTCACTCATACAATCCTTGGGCGCACAAACTGGTCTATATCAGTTCCATCGCCGAGGCAATTGGTCTAGCCGCCGAAACTCGTATCTTCAACGAATACGGCATAAAGCTCGATGCCTACATCTTGCGCCAGCCGTCCGGTTGGCACTCTTTCGGTATTCGCTACGGCAAAGAACCCTACGAATATCTCTCACCATCAATTGATCCCGAGATAGCGAAAATGCTACTTAACCGACACGAGGCGAAACTAGTCGAAACGAAACTACGAAATGCGTAAACAAGAACGCAATCTGATGGAGTTGTTCATGGCGGTGCTAATCCTACGCGCCCACCTTAAACACGACTCCATCGACCCGCGCCTCAAAGCCTTCAGGGCTATCAATGTAATAAACAAACACCTCAATCAAACTTTCCACCTTCGCGAGGCCGCGCAAGCCGCATCCTTCGCCTACCAGCATATTGAAGAAAGAATGGAACAACTCTTATGACCGCCCGCAAAGACACCCCGCTCGCCTACGGCGACGTAATCTACGTTCTGAACAAAGCCCTTGAAATGCCAGGCCTGATTTATGAACTCGAATCAGTCGGCAAGGCTGTCCACTTCAAACAGCGATGCAATACCTACCGCAAGATGCTCCGAGAACAAGCCACCGAACTCGCGGGCCTGACTCCAGGCTTCCGGCCCGAGATATCCTACGATATCCTCGTGATTTCGCAAACAGACATCGACGGTAAGCCTGACCGACAGGGCCGCCGAATAGTTTTCCGCCACCAAGACCCAATCGGCAAACTGATCGACCCCGAAACTGGTAAAGAGATCGAAATTGATCTTGGCGCACAGGTAATAAAGGAGCAAATCTGAATGAAGGTATTCGTCGCAATCAGACTTGCAGATAAAAGCAAAGTTCCAGCACGGGTTGGCCGTGTGCAGTCTGTGGCTACCACTGAGCCGATGGGCTCAATGGCCCTAGACTGCCACTGGCGGGTGCGGCACGAAGTCACTGTTGCATTTGAAAGCACAGGACCTGAAGCGGCCATTCCAGATATGCGCAAGAAAGCTGTTCGGGCAATTGCGCGTGAGGTCTTTGGGGAGTTGAAAAATGACCTGCTAGACCTGCGCGTATCGCTATGGGAAGAGGATTTTTACCGCGCCAGTGACGATCCGGTGTTTCTTAAAATTGAAGACATGCTGTCGAAAATGGACGGTACTTTAAAGGAGCCAATCAAATGATGCTTTCGGATATCGTAAAAACCGCAATAGATGGAAAAATTGACCGCCTGCGGGTGGGGTTGGAGCTTGCGGAACTTACGCAGTCGGCCATAACGCTGGGCTACATCATGCCGGGTGGTGAACCTACGGTACGGGGCCGTGAGTATCTAGCAAAAAAGGAGAGTTCAGAATGACCCCACGCGAACAACTTGCTCGCTCCCATGTCTGGGTAGGGCCACTTCTCACCATTATCCCTGTTGATGGGGAGTTCGCCTTATTTCACCAAACCGGAGGAACCCGCGAGCTTATCATTATCGGAACACCTGAGCAACTAACCACCGAAGCCGAGCGTATGTTTCGCGAAGCCGAGCTTCATTGGGCAAAGACCCGTGCCGATGAGGCCGCAAAACGTGCTACCCTCCCGGAGTTCACGGCGGACTCACTCAACCTTTCCGGTTTCACCCTTTAACTGAACGAAACCTTCCCTGACTGAACAAAACCGGGTTGACAAAACCCAATGCACCCTTTATATATAAGGCACGACACCACTCAATCAGCCAGCCAATCCCGAAAGGATTACCAAATGCAGTTTTATAAAATCACCCCAGCAAATGCCACTTCTTTTTACGCCCGCGAACCTATCACAGGGGACGATATCCAGTGCGTAGAGGTTCCGGTTAGTGGCGACACTGAACACTTCCTCACCATTGCTGAAATCCGTCAACAAGCTATTCGCTTTTGCAATTTCCTTGAGAAATTTCGTGGCTACAACAGTGCGTCATTTTCCTCTTTCGAAGCATACAATCACAGCGTGACTGTCTACTTGATGCTCGAAGACGACTTCCAGAAGAACATCCCCCGCGAGGATCGTTGCGAGTCTGGCCTGATCTCCATTTCTTGTGAACGCCTGTTTAGTGATTGGTCAACCTGGATCAGCCGCGAAATGCGCGAACTTCACGTCATGGCCGCAAAAGTATCAACTGACCCGGAACTTCTTTCTCAGGTCCAGTCCGCGCAAGCCAAGCAGTTCGTTCAGGACCTCATGGACAAAAGCGTCGACTTGAAAAAGTTGCTCGCAGCACCGAGGGCGAGCGTATGACCCCGGAAGAAATGCAAACACTTATTAATGGTATGCCAGCCGCTTTAACTAACGAGGACCTTGTCAACCTGGTAGCTCGCATCGTATTCATGTACACAGACTGCCCGGAAGATTCTACCAACTTGATGGCTTTGGCTACAGTGTGTATCTGTGAAAACCACCATCGCCATACAGCTTCAAAGGAAACACTCCATTGACCGATTTCAAACCTACCCCAGAGCAAGATGCCATCACCCAAATGGCTCGCGAGTCCACGGAAAACTTCGCAGTTATTGCGCGGGCCGGGGCTGCCAAAACCTCAACCCTCGTCCTGATCGCGGAGGCCCTCCCCGAAACTGACATCCTATGCCTCGCCTTCAATAAAGCCATCGCCACTGAGATGACTGAACGCCTTCCAACCAATTGCGAAGCCAAAACTCTCCACGGCCTCGGCTTCAAAGCGTGGCAACAGTTCACGCGCAAACGGATGCAGGTAAATTCGGGCAAGTGCTACAAGATGCTCAAGACTCGTATCGACTTGCTTGAGGGCGACGACAAGGCTGAGGCCTACGACACGCTGACCGAGACCCTTCAGATCATTGCATCAGGTAAACAAGAGGGCTATCTTCCCGACAAGTTCATAGGCCACTGGAAGCCTCTGATCGGGGATGCCGACTTTTTTGCGGGCCTCCCACTCGAACCCACGGGACTCCAGATCGCACTCGTCCAAGATGTATCCGCCGAGTCTTTCCGCCAAGCCCTTGACGGCTTCGTAGACTTTGACGATATGATTCTCTGCCCCGCCCTCTGCTCCGTGTCATGGCCTCGACCTACCCTCACCCTAATCGACGAAGCCCAGGACCTAGCGCCGATCAATCACCACATCCTCAAGAAACTTGTAAAGAACCGCAGAATAATCGCCGTGGGCGACCCCCTTCAGGCTATCTACGGTTTTCGTGGTGCGTTGACTGACTCGATGGATCAACTCAAAGCCAAATTCTCGATGCACACCCTCTACCTCACCGTCAGTTTCCGGTGCGCAAAGAAGATCACCGAGAACGCGCATTGGCTTGCCCCTGACATGCGCAGCCCCGAGTGGGCGCCCGAGGGTGAAGTCCTACGCCCAGTCACCTGGGAACCGTCCCAAATATCTGAAGGCGATGCAATCATCTGCCGCAACAACGCTCCAATCTTCTCAATGGCTATGCGGCTTCTCGAGTTCGACATGCTTCCAGAGATTGCCGGAAAAGACCTCGCCGCGCCCCTGATCAAGATCATGGAAAAGCTCGGCGGTAAGGCAACGCCACAGATCGCGGCTCTCGACGCCATTGACACTTGGGAACAGGCGCAGCTCAAACGCGCTCGCGAAGGAGCGAAAGGTGGCATCAGGGATCGCGCCGAGTGTATCCGCATCATGCTGCGCAAAACCGCGACTATCGGAGACGCTATCATCTACCTCAAACACCTCCTTCAGCGCGATGGTCGTATTCATCTGATGACTATTCATAAGTCAAAAGGCCTGGAATATGAAAACGTATTCTTCCTCGACCAGCATCTTTGCCGAATTGAGAAAGATCAAGACGCGAACCTCAAATACGTCTGCGAAACGCGGGCAAAGAAACAACTCACCTACATCACAACGGAAGGAATGGTAGAGTGACCCCATTCACAGATGATAAATTAGATTGGATAGAGAATAACTCCACTATAGACTGGCGAACTGACCTACCCGAGGCCGATCATTTATATTGGCGCTTTGACTCAACCTGCACACATTACGCTGATGGCAGTACCAGTGCATATATCTACATCAACACTTATGCCATAACTCACCGTACTCCCAAAGGCCTCTACGTAGATTGGTTCGGCACACCGAAACTCATCATACACTCTCATATTAAAAAGTGGGCATATCCTACTAAGCAGAAAGCGTTTAATGGGTGGCTGCGCCGTTTCGGTTCACGAAAGAAATATCACGCAACTGAGGGTGCGCGTATCGCAGCCCTTACGCAATTACTTACAGCAGAAGGAGAACTCTAATGGAATATATCATCTTTATACTCATCTTCGCCGCAATCGGCTACGCAATTGACGAAGGCGCTGGCGCACTCTGGGGCGGCCTACTCGGCCCGATTGGACTGATCATCGCCGCAATCCTCAAAGGGAAGGGAGAGACGAAATGATCAGCTTTCAGAACAATGAACACGCCGGATTGCTCCCGCAGTTTTTCAGCCAACTCGATCCACGGCCCGCCAAAGAGCAGCTTCACGAAAACTACGCGCATGGCGGAGGCGTAAATCCATTCGAAGGTTTTAAGCTGGTCGGGAGTAAACTGAAACCTCTCGAGTTTGAGCTTCACTATCCCGGCGACCCTCCATTCATCGCTCGCGATTTCGCCTACCTTCGCGACGAGTTAATCCTCCTCTTCCCCTACGATTGGGTCTGCATCGTGCAACCAGACTCCTCCTTCATGGTTACGAGGTGCGACTGATGAGCAGACGCGAACAACAGTGGAAACGTAATTCTTTCCTTGGTGGTATCGGTATGGGCTGCGCCGCAATGCGAAATATCGTAAATCACGAGATGTCAACGGCAGAACAGCGTGACAAAGCCTATCACATATGGAACCTACTCAACGAACTTTCCGAGTCCATGTGCAAAGACAAGCGTGATCCAGTTACAGGTAAAACTATTCCAGCTCGTAAGGAAAAGAGATGAAACTCACATCATCCCAGCAGAACAACGCACTCGCAGCAACAGAATTTCTTCACCCACTCTCAGATCAGCAACTCTACGACGTTCTCGAGGCATTTTTCGAGGAACGCCCAGTCAACCCAGATGAACTCGACCAGTTCGCGAACCGGCTCGGGCGCATCGCCCATATGAAAGCTCGTGAAGATGTCCCAAGTAATGAACCAACTGAAAGCCAATCTGGCTCTCCTAACATCAGCCAATTTGGAGGACCGCATCACCTCCCTCGCTATAGCCGTGAACATGGATGAGGTACATGTGGTCCATTCACACTCTGAACAGACCATACCCAGCCTGAAAGGAACTAAACATGCCACGCGAGCCTATTCGAGATAATCGAGGCGAAATCCCTACATACGTCATGCACAAGGGTGAGCTAATTCATCAGCCCACGGGCCTCGCCGTACCTCTCCCGACCCCCGCCCTCGATCACGAAGTCCAAACAGCCCTCAAAGCCTTGCGCCAACTGATCGAGGATCGTGAGGACGAAATCAACGCTAAGATGGAATAATTCCGGCCAGCAGCCTACCCGGCTGTTGCGCGGAGCAATTCCGCTCCCATGAAAGGAACTACACAATGTTTAAATTTTTCACCCTCGTCCGCGACATTCCCGGCCCTAATGAAAGCGCCAACTTCTAAACCGCGTTTGGGGGCGGCAAGTTCACCCCCAACATCCGCCAATAATTCAATCAGATTGGTCATTTTGACCTTGACACCCGAAACCGTATCGGATACGGTACAGACACGAACCGCAGAAGTTGGCCCGGCCAACACATAACCCAAACAGAAAACGGAGTTTCCAAAATGGATACCAAAACCATCACAGTTCAGGGCGTCAAAGTTGACGTTTCACTGCCATATGCCGCTGGCCACACAATCACCGAGGCCGAGGCAAAATCGCTGAACCAGACACGCGCCGAGAACATCGCCAACAACAAGCGCAAAGAGATCAAAGAGATGCTCGAAGCGGAAGGCGCGACCGAAGAGTCAGTTCAGGCCGAAGCACAGGCCATCGTCAAAGACTACGATGCGACCTACGAGTTCACCTTGGCGTCAGTCGGCGGCGGCAGCACTCGTCTTGATCCAGTCGAAAAAGAGGCACACTCTATTGCCCGCGCATGGATCAGCGGCAAGCTCAAAGAAATGGGCAAGACGCAGAAGGAATACTTGGCCGAAAATGGCGAGGACGCGATCAAAAACAAGATTGCCGAGTTGGCCGAAAACGAGGCAGTCGTTGCTGCAGCCAAGAAAAACATCAAAGAGCGCGAGAAACTTTCCGACATCGCACTCTAAGCAGCATTCCGGCGGATTTGACTGGTAATCCTTTCCCGCCGGATACTTTCTCGCGAGCCACTCCCCCACATCCCCAGAGGCTCGCGGGATTGAACAGCCACCTACCCGGTAGTTGCTCTATCCCACCCCACCACTCAGAAAGGTTTCCAAATGACCGCACCTATCTTTAACGACGTTGCTGTAGTAGGTATGCACTTTCGTGGCCAGGACATTAAGTCTATGGTCGCAAATTTCGTGCCTCCACTTTCCCTTGACCTCGAACGGGAGCCTGACAACCAGTACGACGAGTTCGCTGTGAAGGTTCTATACAACGGCGAGCATATCGGATACATTGAGTCGGCCAATGGCGGCGCGGCTCCCTTCCTCGCAGCGCAACTCGACGACGGCCAAAAATACCATTGCACTGTAGAATACATGGAGCAGCGTGGCCGCAACATCCATCCAATCTGCACCCTCACCCCCGAGGAAAGCTAAGTGCAAATTCCACTGATCGACCTTCTCTATCAAGCCCTGAACTCGCAATCCGGTATCGTAGTCAAAACTACTTCGCCGGAACGCTTGCGTCAGAAACTCTATGCCGAGCGCAAGGTCGATCAGGATTTAGCTTGCCTCTCCTTTACAATCTCGCCCACAGACCCTCAAGGCGAACTATGGATAGTGAAAAAATGACAAACTCGAACATCCAAAAACATACCTTGAACCTGCGCGCAGGTGATTGGGATTACATTGAGTCGGTCTGCAAGCCGAAAGGTATAGCAACCTCCGAGGTAATCCGCACTCTTGTCCGCGACCTCGTTGATCGGTGGAAAAAAGAAGAGGCAAGCGAGCTGCCTGACGTTGACGCCAAACTCTAATTTCAAAGGATGACCAGCATGACTGACCCGACAGACGAGCCGCCAAAAACTGACATCAACAGACTCTTTTCCATTGATCCGCTCGACTTAACTAATGACGACATCGACGAGATCATAACGCACATGCGCGAGCGTCGTGTCCTATATAACTCCACACCAGTCTCCAAATCGGGCGCACCGAAAAAACTCACGGCAGCGCAGAAGAAGGTCAGCGGCTTGAAATTGGACTTTGATCTATGATCCCCGTAGACATCACCAATAAGACTCGCGAGTTGGCAAAAGCTCAGCCAGAATACGTCACTTTACCTATCGAGGATGAGAATGTGGATGGAGTCAATATGATGAAATCCATGTGGAAACCTAATGCCTTTGAGCGTCAGGCCATTATCGACGGTGGCCATGTCGTGCTCTGCGTCTGCGGCACTACCCACCCACCCGTCCAGGTTCTGACCGTAGATAAATTTGGAAAGCTAATAGAATGACACCACTATTCAACTCGAAGCGCTCCGTCGAGAACGGAGTCCAGATGGCGTGGGATGCTACTTCCCTCGAACTTGCCCAAACATGCCCGCGCAAATACTATTACAAAATGATCTGCGGCCTTCAGCCCAAACGTCTCTCTGTCCACCTACTCTTCGGCGGCATCTACGCATCATGCCTTGAGCATTTCTACCTCCACCGCGCCGAAGGCGACTCAATTGACGAGGCACTCCGCAAGGTAGTCCGCGAAGCCATGCTTACCTCCTGGCAGTATGAAACCATCGAACCAGTCGCGGGTGAGCGGGAAGTCCCAGAGGAGTCCAATATCAAACGAGATGAGAATGGCGCTCGAGTCGGTCATGTCCGAGATTTCAATGACGCCAAGAAAACTCGCCCAGCCCTGATCCGTACAATCGTTTGGTACATTGAGCAATTCGGTGATGAAGAACACGAGGGCCTGACAACATACCACCTGACTTCAGGCAAACCTGCCGTCGAGCTATCCTTCACCATCGAGGCAAACGATGATTTCGTATTCTGCGGACACCTCGACCGTGTGGTTGAAATGGGCGGTCACCTATTCATCGCAGACCAAAAAACTACAGGCGGAACTGTCGGCACGTACTTCTTCGAGCAGTTCTCGCCCAACAATCAGATGTCAATGTACTCATGGGCCGGGCAGCAAGTCTTGCATACGCCAATCCGAGGTGTGATAATTGACGCCGCGCAGATCGCTGTAAATTTCACACGCTTTGAGCGTGGCATCACAACACGCTCCAAAGATCAACTGGCCGAATGGTATGAGTCCACCCTCGAAACCATTTACAAAATGAACGAGTATGTTCGTGCAGAGAAATTCCCTATGAACCTGACAGCTTGTGGCAATTACGGCGGCTGTGAGTTTCGCTACATCTGCGCCCGCAGCCCCTCGGTCCGGGAAAACTACCTCAAGAGCGATTTCATCCCCCATAATTGGGACCCTCTGAAAGCCCGCTAAATGCGCCCCAGCTCTATTCGCTTCCGCTCGCACGTCGAGCCTCTCCACCTCCACGCCATCGCAACATGGCTCCATAAAAGGTATTACACATGGCCAGCGCTTCAGAACACACTTCCTCCGAGTTTGCGAGACTCCTTTTTATCGGTAACTCAGGAGCAGGGAAAACGGGCGCACTCACCAGCCTTGTTGCCGCCGGGTACAAACTCCGTATCATCGACCTCGACGCAGGACTCGACGCCCTCATAAACCATGTCAAAGAGGAATGTCCTGATAAACTTGACAACATCCAGTATCAAACCTTCCGTGACAAAATGAAAATGACCTCAATGGGTCCGAAGCTGGCAGGTTCCCCTAAAGCATATATGGACACTCTCACCTGCCTCGAAAAATGGCCCGACGACGGCTCGGACCCTGCCGAGTGGGGCGCAAACACCATTGTAGTAATTGACAGCTTGACGCACCTCGGTCGAGCGGCCTTCCAATGGGCGAGAGCAACCAACGCCGGATCAAAAGACCCTCGCCAGTGGTATAAGATGGCGCAAGACCTCCTGATGGACCTCATGGCCAATCTTACCTCGGAGGGTTTCCGCACTAACGTCATAGTGATCTCGCATGTTGAAATGACCGAGACAGCCACGGGAATGACCAAAGGCTATGCCAGCTCTATCGGTAAGGCGCTTGGCCCAAAACTCCCCAGCTTCTTCAACACCATGATCCTCTCAGAAACCAGTGGCAGCGGCAAGAACGTCAAGCGCCGGATCAAAACTTTTCCGACCTCGATGATCGACCTCAAAAACCCAGCACCGATGCGGATTGAGGCCGATTACCCTATCGAGACTGGTTTGGCGGATATATTTAAAGCCCTGAAAGGCACCTAATTCGCAGTCATAACCCGGCACGGCGACACCTCGACTGCGAATGTCGCCATTAACCTAAACAACAGAAAGCAAATACAATGAAATTTTCAGATGCACTAGACCGCAACCTCGAAGACATCAAGCGCCCGCCAAACCTCCCTGTCGGCCACTACGTTTGGCAGGTCAACAAGTTGCCAGAGCATGACGAGTTCGACAGCGCTCGCACCGGAACATCCTTCGAGCGTGTCACTTTCCAAATGACTTGCGTCGAGGCACGTGACGATGTGGACCCTGATGAGCTGGGTGATTTCGGCAATGTTCAAGGCGCGCTCAATCGGAAGTCTTTCCTCTTTTCAACTGACGAAGATGATAAGGCCGCCTTCGAGCGTTCCATGTTCAACCTGCGCCGTTTCCTCGGCCACCTCGGTGTTGACGAATCGCTGTCAATCTCCGAAGCCCTGTCTGCCTCAGTCGGCGCGCAGTGCGTGGGCGAAATCACTCACCGCGCTGACCCAAATGATCCAGAGATCATCTACGCCGAGATCGGTCGTACAGCGGAAGTCTGAGCGGAATTAAATCAAGTGAGGGGGCTGTCATGGCCCCCTTTTAACCACTGAAAGGATTATCAAATGACAGACCAGAATTGCAGCGCGTGTGGAGGGACTGAACACTTGAGACACAGCCCCTTCCATGGTTCATATCCTATATGTAGCCCATGCTTCATGGTTTGGTACGACCCGCCGGGGACAAAGCCGATAGATAGAACAAAATCTACAGAAGTTGGCGCTTTCAGTCTCGAAATGAAAGTTGCGGGGAAGTGGCCTTGGACAGGCGAATACGCGCCCAGCGAGCAAAGATAGGAAAGATATCATTATGAACCGCGTAAAACTTCTCGAAGACGCCATCAATATCACAGGCAATGATCGTAACAAAGAATACGGAGAACCCTGGGTCAACCTTACCAACATAGCCGAGCTATGGCAAGCCTATCTTGTAGGCAAAACTAAGGGCCGCTCAATTGGCAATGCTGTAAATAATTACCAGATCACTGCTGAGGACGTAGCATGGCTAAATGTCCAGCAAAAGATCGCCCGTACTTTCTTCGGAGAGCCGAAACCCGACACATACATAGACGCCGCAGCATATTCCGCCATCGCAGGTGAGTGTGCCAGTGAGGAGGAAGCATTGTGACTTCTGGTAACTTCGACTTAATCCCAACAGCCTCCATCACTATCGACCGCGAGAACCGTCAGCGGCGCGACCTCAAGAACATAGAAGAACTAGCCCAGTCCATTCGGGAACGCGGCCTGATCAACCCTATCGTAGTCACGCGCGACCTTACTCTTGTCGCAGGTGAACGTCGCCTCACCGCACACAAACTCCTCGGTTTCGATCAGATCGCAGTCCAATACGCCGAAGACCTCGACACCGAGGAACTTCACATGATCGAGCTTGAGGAGAACATTAAGCGTGACGAACTCGACTGGAAAGATCACGTTCGCGCCGTAGCTACCTTCCACAAAATCCGCTCGGACAAAGAACCCGAATGGTCCCAGAACAAGACCGCCGAGGCCCTTGGTATATCCTCGGCGCAGATGTCAAAACTTACCCTCGTAAACAAAATGCTTGATGAGGAAGTGCCAGAAGTCCTTGAGGCACCTAAATTTAGCACGGCGGCGAACTTCGCTGAAAGGAAACAAGAACGGAGTAAGACTGCAGCAAAACGTGATCTAATGGCCGATTTGGTCAAACCGGACCCGGCACCCACGGGCGGCGATGATGGCCATGAAATCGCCGGAAAACCGCCCCTTTTGACCCGTTTTGCCGCCATTGAAAACGTCGATTTTGGGGTTTGGTCCCAGACTGTCCAAACCGAGCCATACAACCTCATTCACTGCGATTTTCCATATGGAGTCAACGCCGGAGATACCAAAGGACAAAGCGCGGCCAAGCATACTGGAGGATATGATGATAAGCCAGAAGATTATTTTAACCTCATCGACAAGTTTATCGAGCGACAGGATAACTTCACCGGACCCTCAGCTCATCTCGTCTTCTGGTTCAGCATGGACTTCTACACGGAAACCAAAGCCAAGCTTGAGGGAGGCGGTTGGCGCGTTAGTCCCTTTCCGCTCATTTGGTACAAATCCGACAATACTGGAATTTTGCCTGACTCCAACCGAGGTCCGCGCCGCATCTATGAGACAGCTTTCTTCTGCACTCGCGGCGATCGAAAAGTTGTCAAGGCCGTTGGAAACGCCATTGGCGCTCCGACTACCAAACACTACCACATGAGTGAAAAGAGCGAAGTCATGCTCACTCATTTCTTCCGTATGCTTGTTGACGAGTCCACGCGGATGCTTGATCCGACATGTGGCTCCGGCATGGCAGTGAAGGTAGCCGAGGCCCTTGGGGCGGCCCACAGCCTTGGTCTTGAGCGGGATACAGAATTTGCCCTGGGAGCCAAAGATAATCTTGATTTGAGTTGATATGGCGCGTTCAGACACTAAACCAACCATACCGAGCTGGAGAAAACATGCTACCCACAACAACTCACAAACCTATAATGATCGTAGGCGAATTTCCCGGCGAACTCGAAGCACAGACTGGAAAGCCGTTCGACGGTCCTACTGGCGGCATTTTGTTCGGCATCCTGCGTCAGGCTGGCATCGACCCGCGCGAGGTCCACTTTACAAACGCAATCAGTGAGCGGCCACATGGAAATCGCTTTGATTATTTCTGTGGTCCTAAGTCCGAGGCCGTTGCAAACTACAGACCGCTTGCCCCTGGCAAATTCATTCATCGCCGTTACCAACCAGAACTCGACAGGCTTTTTGCTGAGATAGAGCGAGTCAAACCTAACGTAATCATCGCTCTCGGCAACCTCGCCTTATGGGCGTTGTGCAAGAAGACTGGAATTAAAAAATATAGGGGCAGTCCTCTCCCAACTCACGACGGATCAGCCAAAGTTATTCCGGCGTGGGGTCCGCTCTCCATTCAGCGGCAATGGGAACTTCGAGTCATAACACTTGCAGATTGCGCAAAAGCCCGCTCTGAGTCCGCTTACCCAGAGATCAAGCGACCAGAACATTTGATCTACCTCGAGCCTTCCGTGACCGACATTGAAGAGTTCTACTACACCCACCTCGTCCCCAGCCCCTATGTGTCATTAGACATCGAAACCAAGATGCTCTCAATTACCGAAGTTGGCGTTGGGACTGCCGATGGCGCTCACATTATGGTCATTCCATTCTATCACCGAGCCGCAGCTGACGGAAACTATTGGAAGACTCATGCAGAAGAAGCTGAGGCGTGGCGCTGGGTCCGACGCATTTGCCTCCTCCCAACAGTCGGTCAAAACTTCTCTTACGACATGCAGTATCTTTGGCGTACAGTTCGCATACCATGCCCAACCTTCCTTGGCGATACTATGCTCCTTCACCACGCACTCCAGCCGGAAATGGAAAAATCTCTCGGGTTTCTCGGTTCGATCTACACCAACGAGCCAAGCTGGAAATTCATGCGTACCGACCACTCAACATTAAAACAGGGAGACGATTAATGGCGTATCCGCGAAAAACTCATAAGATATTAGATTTAGACGGTAACCTCCGTCGCGTAGGCTACGATCACACAGATGACGTATTCGGCACTCGCACGGTAAAAGGACTACTTCCAGTGCATCCCCAACGCAAGACGCCCTACTGGCTCTGCGTTTGTGAGTGTGGGATCACGTCCGAAATTCGCGCCGAGAGTTTACGTGCAGGGAAGGGTCATACCTGCCGAACCTGCGCTAACCGAAATACAATGAAAATGAGATTTGGGGATAACAAATGATCTACTTAGCAAGTCCGTATTCGCACCCAGACCCGCGCGTCATGCAGCACCGCTATGAGTTGGCGCGCGATTACGCTGCCGCTCAAAAGTCTCGCGGCATTCTCATATTCTCACCAATAGCATACGGACATCAGTTTACTATGAGCGGAAAAATTGCGGGCGATCACGTAACCTGGCTTGCGTTCAACACGCACATGCTTAAACACTCCACCGAGATGCACGTACTAGATATTGACGGAGTAGCCGACAGCAAAGGCGTTGATATAGAATTACGATATTCCGCTCGTTTGGGCCTCCCAGTAAAGATGGTGAAGCCATGAAGATATTCAACACAGCCGATCTTAACGAAACATCTATGAAAACTATGAACGCCGACGAGGCGTCATGGGTCTACAATGGACTTGATGTGGGAGTGACGGCTGAAGTCTACAATGTCTTGATCGAGCAGCTTGCTGAGGAACCACCCAACGTCCAGCGAACTTACGCGGGCAGCTTGGCCAAACTCGCCCCGATCATGGAAATGACTATGCGCGGGACACTCATTGATGAGGGTTCTCGTCAGCGTTCCATCATCGAGCTTTCCGAAATGCGGCGACTCCTCGACGCAAAGTTTCAGCGAATAATGGTAGCGTGTTTCGGTGGCGAACTTAATTGGAATTCGCCCTTGCAATTGAAGAACCTTTTCTACGGTATGCTCGGCGTCAAGGAGGTGAAGAAACGGAATACGAAAGGCCAATACACTGCTACTGTAAACCGCGAAGCCCTTGAGCAATTTCAAATATACCTTCACGCCCGACCCCTCGCCAAGATGATCCTCGTCTTGCGCGACCTCCATAAACAAATAACCTTTCTCAAAACCGAACTCGATGATGATCACCGGATGCGAACCAGCTATAACATCGCCGGGACAAACACCGGGCGACTCAGTTCCTCGATGTCTGATTTCGGCACAGGAACGAATTTGCAGAACGTCAACCGTCAGCTCCGTTTCCCCTTCGTTGCCGATCCAGGCATGTACCTTCTCAACATCGACCTTGAGCAATCCGATGGACGGAATATTGGAGCGGTATGTTGGAACCTATTCTACGACGCAACTGCCGAAGACATAGCCAAAGCGTTAGGCGTGGATGAGTGGACTGGACCCGTTGGCGCTGAATTTGCCGGAACCTACCTCAACGCGGCTGAAGGTGAAGACTTGCATACCACAGTCTGCAATATGGTTTGGCCGGACCTCGAGTGGCCCGAAGACGTTTCTGAGTGGAAAAAGTTTTGCGACGGTATCATCGCTCACGGCCAAGACAGTTATCGACAGTTGTCTAAGAAAGGCGGACATGGCACAAACTACTACGGCACCCCACCTACAATGGCAAAACACCTCCACACTACCATTAAAATCATGGAGTACTTTCAGAAGGGGTACTTTGCTAAATTCCCCTGTATCAAAGCATTTCACGGCGAGACAATTCGGCAAGTCCGCGAAACTGGAGTTATTACATCTATCTTCGGTCGGCGCAGGCATTTCTTTGGGCGAGGTAATGACGCGTCCACTCACCGCAAGGCAATCGCATTTTGCGGCCAGTCTCCAACCGGAGAACAAATCGACCGAGGCCTTCTTCAAGTCTGGCGCGCGTTTCCTCAAGTCCAACTCTTAAACCAAGTCCATGACTCTATCCTCCTTCAGCTTCCATTCAGTGAAGTCGAAGACCTGGCCCCTCGCATCATGGAAGAAATGAAAGTCACTCTGCAACTCAAGGGCGGACGAGACTTCACAGTTCCACTTGATGCGGCGGGCGGCTGGAATTGGGGATACGCTGACAAGCAGAACCCGCACGGACTCAAAGGCTGGAAAGGCTCGGAGACCCGCGACAAACCCAGCCCTCGTAAAAGGTTAAAGGATTATTTGTGAGACCTGATTGGATTGATGGGTTTATAGCCCACACCGACAATATAACATCGCCGCCCCTGTTTCGTAAGTGGGCGGCGATTAGCGCAATTGCGGGAGCGCTTGAACGAAAGGTCTGGGTGACTAGTCTCGGTTCAAAACTGTATCCAAATTTCTATGTTGTACTAGTAGCTCCTCCGGGTGTTGGTAAAACCGAGGTGACTTGGCGTGTCCGTGACTTATGGGAGAACCTTGAGGAACACCATATCGCGGCAACCTCTGTGACCAAAGCCAGCCTAATTGACGAGCTTGCTGACGCCAATCGACGTATCATAACGCAGAACGTAACGAACCCGGTTGAGCATTTCAACTCTCTCCTTCTCTGCATCAACGAGCTAGGTGTTCTTCTTCCAGCCTACGAAAACGATTTCATGAACACCCTGACAGACCTTTGGGATTGTAAGCATTACTCAGAACGACGCAGAACATCCAAACTTGAAATAGACATTGACAAGCCTCAGCTTAACTTACTCGCGGCTTGTACCCCCTCCTACCTAATGCACGTCTTGCCAGAAGGTGCGTGGGATCAGGGCTTCCTATCTCGTACCATGTTGATATATTCAGGCGATCGTCAACTTCGCTCCCTCTTCGCAGAACATGCTTTCGATCAGAGCGAACTTGATGTCTTGAAGGAACAGCTAACGCAAATTTCAAACGTCTATGGCGAGATAAAATTCACGGAAGATGCCGCCGAGATGATGGACCGCTTTCATCTCACTGACGGAGCGCCGAAACCCGAGCATCCAAAACTCGTATCATATACAATTCGCCGCACAGTCCACTTACTCAAACTTTGCATCGTGTCGAGCATGAGCCGATCCGACGAACTTTTAGTAACTGCGGAAGATTTCGAGCGAGGGTTTAACTGGCTGATCGAGGCCGAACACATGATGCCTGATATCTTCAAGGCAATGTCGCAAGGCGGCGCGGGTAAGATTATGGAAGAGGCATGGTACTACATCTTCACCACATACTCGAAAGAACAAACACCCGTTCAGAAACATCGTCTGATCAAGTTTCTTCAGGAACGTGTTCCGGTCCACAACATTGAGACTACTATCAACATGATGGAACAGAGTAAGATGATTGAGAAAATGTTGACGCCCGGAGGCTCAGCGTACAAACCGCGAGGCAAAGGAGTCAAGTAATGAATGACGATGATGAGAAATTAAAAGAAGTAACTATGCTCGGAACGATACTCGTTATAGGTATAATTTTACTTATAGCAGTATTTGCCTACCTCTTGTCTTTAGCTTTCCATTGACTGCTGCAGTAAGAAAGCGCCCTTAGCCTGCAAGAGCGAAGTCGCGCCGGTCCCTGACCAAATATTATGCTTGTACAGTTTTCCTTCAATCGCGTTTGTCAGCCCTGTCGGTGTGAGTAAGATAGCGAACTCAGCAGTCGGTCCATCCGTCAGCGTGATTGAGCCTTCTGTAGTCGAGAAGATCAAATCAGCGTCACCGCCTACCGAAGTACCAATCCTCATAGTAATTACCGTAGACGCCGCATTAGCCAAAACGGTGCCATCCGGTTCTTTGGCAAGCAGCGTAATAGAAACAGCTTCACCTTTGTGAAACCCGATAATGTCAACTTTAGTAGCCATAACTATGATCCTGTAATTGTGTTTAAGGCAGGTGCGCCAATGATAGTAAAGGCAGTTGTGGGATTGCCCGTTATTGAGAGTTGCTCAGGGTCGCCAATTATAATAATAGTACGATAGACGAAGCCCGCTGGAGTAAGTGTCCCAGTTCCAGACAGTGCCGTAGAGCCAAGTAGTAATGCTCCGACACCTGTCACTGCGCGTTCGCCAGTAGCCGCCAAAGCCACACTGCCAATTGTCAGAGCGCCGGAACCAGTTATATTTCCAAGTGCAGTACCAGAGCCGGAAAGGGTCGCGCCGCCTACCGTAAATGCTCCTGAACCTGTTACCGTTCGTTCACCAGTCGAAGCCAAGAAAGCCGCTCCAACAGTCAATGCGCCGGACCCCGAGATCACACCACCTACAGTGCCAGAACCAGCGAGCACGGTTGCGCCTGTCAGTAATGCACCCGAGCCTGTTATACCTCTTTCGCCCGTCGAAGCGAGAACTGTAGCGGGTATAAGTAGCGCACCAGACCCTGTAACAAGGCGTTCGCCTGTAGAGGCCAGGATTGCGGCAGGTACTGTGAGCGCACCAGACCCTGTAATATTTCCACCAACTGACCCAGAACCAGAAAGCGCGGTAGAACCTAGAAGCAAGGCTCCGGTCCCGGTAATGCTCCGCTCGCCCGTAGACGACAAAACAGCTGCCGGAATACTTAAAGCGCCAGAGCCTGTTATAACTGCTCCAACGGTTCCTGATCCGGATAGTACAACTCCACCAGTTGTAAGCGCCCCCGAGCCACTTACTT